ATATTATTTCAATATGGAAACACCCTTTGATATTGTAGATAATATAAGATGCGAATCAGAGCTAGAGTAGATGCTAACCAGAAAAAAATAGTTGCCCAATTAAGGGGGATAGGATGCTCTGTCCTCCATACTCACCAATTAGGAAAAGGTGCTCCAGATATTATTGTAGGTTATAACTTCAATAACTACTTAATAGAAATTAAAGACGGTTCTAAGCCAAAAGCACAACAAAAGTTAACACCAGACGAAGTTAAATTCCAATCTGAATGGAAAGGAAACTATTATGTTATAAATTCATTTGAACAACTTAGAGACATTGTATTTAAAGATGAGCTCTAATATACTTGAAATATTGTCCAAGAGACATCTTGACTGGATTAAGATGGCAAAAAGCTTTAAACTAAACAATAATGATGCAAATGAGTTAGTTCAAGAGATGTATCTCAGAATGTATGATTACACTAAAGATGTAAATCGTATAATGTACAATGAAAAAGAAATTAATACATTTTATATTTATATCACATTAAGAAATTTATATTACAGTAAATGCAGTAGTTATAAAAAGAAAAAGATTACAGTGTTTTCAGATGTAGATGAAGAGAAATATAATTATATAATGAATAGTATAACTTTTAATGCAGATGAAATGAATACTAATTATAATAAAAAAGTAAATTTAGAAGCTTTGTATAACAAGATCGATGACATTATAGAGGATTGGTATTGGTACGACAAGAAGCTAACTAAGTTATATCTTAATACTAATATGAGTATGCGAGATATAAGTAAAGAAACTAAAATAAGTTTAAGTTCAATATTTAATACATTAACAAATGCAAAAGAAAAAATTAGAAAAGAAAGCAAAGAAGAGTACAAAAAGTATAAAAGCTAAAGGGTTAGGCGATACAGTCGAACAAGTGCTTGAAGCAACTGGCATATCAAAAATAGCTAAGTGGGTGCTTGGTGAGGATTGTGGGTGTAATAAGAGAAAACAAATCTTAAATGATTTATATCCTTATTATAAACCACAGTGTTTAACTGAGGATGAATTCACTTACTTAGATAAATATTATACTGATAATAAAAACGTTGTACAACCAGAAGTTCAAACGGATGTTCTGAAAATATACAATAGAGTATTTCATCAAAAGGCAAGTTTAACAAGTTGTTCATCATGCTACAAGAAAACAGTACACGACAAGTTAAAGAACGTTTATAAAGAATATAAAAAATAATACTATGCCATTTTTAAAACCAAAGAAATATGAAGAGAAGGCAAACTTCTTAGCAAGGTTCATGAACAATGCAAAAATGATCTTAGAGTACCCAGATACTAAACAAAGGTATGCAGTTGGTTTAGATGTCTGGAAAAAGAATTTCATGTAATAGTTGCATATATAAGTTCTTTTATTAACTTTGTGTTGAAAACAAAGAAATATGAGAACATTATTTTACACATTACTTTTATGCACATTACTAAGTTGTGAGGACAACTGCGATCTAAGTAGCTATCCTTCAGCACCTTACAACGAACCTTACCATGTTGACTACGGAGACAACACTGTTAGATATGTTTATCTATGCAGGGATGGTTACAACAATGAGGTTTTTAATTATTACATAGCAGACGGATGTTGGGAATATAGTTTATCATATCAGTATAACTCAAATTGTAATTAATATGAAAGAACCAATTATCACACTAGACAATGAGATTCATGACAGACATGAGCTCACACAAAAAGCAATAGAAGACAGTTTCTATTATGGCTATTTAGCTAAAGCTTGTTTATCAAGTAGTGCAATAAGTCAACTACTTAAATCACCACTTGAATACTTAAATCAAATAAACCTACCTACTGAATCTGATGCATTGGCTCAAGGTTATTTATTTCATGCAAGTATATTAGAAGAGCATAAGTTTAATGAGTGTTTGTTTTTAGATGTAAAGACAAAAGCAAATAAAGAATATAAACTAGCTAAACAAGAAAGGTGGGATGTGTTTACTGTTAAAGATAGAGATGTGGCTTTAAGAATGAGAGATAGATTTTATAATTGTGATGAGGCAAAAGAACTTATAGAGAACAGTAAGTTTGAAGTGCCTATGGTAAACAATTTAATGGATTATCCATTTAGAGGCAAAGCAGATATTTTAGGAGAACACTTAATAGATTTAAAAAGCACTGCACAAATAAATAAGTCATTTTATAATAAAAATGGAGAACTTATAGAATATAATAGTTTCAAAGGAAGTGCTAATAAATTTAATTATGATAGCCAGTGTTTTATATATTGTAATTTATTTGGCAAAAGTTATAAAGATTTTAAGTATATTGTCATTGACAAATCTCCTACAAATGAAATAGGCATATTTGATGTGAGCGAAGAGTTTTATTATAGTGGAGAACAAAAGGTTGAATATGCAATAAAAGTATATGAAAACTATATTAAAAATGAATATGATCTTGAAAACTATATAGTAAAAGCAACATTATAAATGCCATCAGAATACTTAGATTACTTAGATTGCTATGAAGACACTTTAATGTGTCTAAAAAAAAGAGTAATATCAGAAAAAGAAATACCTCTTCTTATAGAGCAATACGAAATGGAAGAACACTATGAGTGTTGTAGTGCCATGATCCATGCCTTAGAAGATTATCAAAAACATCAAAATTATTTACCATAATGATTACACCTAAACAAATTGCAGACGAATTAATTAAATTATCTAAAATAGATATATTCAAAATAACAAGACAAAGAGAGTATGTAGAAGTTAGATCATTGTTTAATTACATATTGTATAACTACAAGAAAATGGGTTATACAAAGATTAAAGAATTTTATCAATCTAATGATTGGTATATAAATCATGCTACTATAATTTATTCTATTGAATCTTATCAGCAACACAAACTTTATAATCCTGATTTGGTTATTTGGTTAGAACACATAGTTGATAATATAAATAAAATGGATAATTTTACTAAAAGGGAATTTATTAGAGGCAAGATTAATTCATTATCTAATACTGACATTGATGAACTAACTATGGTTATTAGTAATATGCCAGAAAAAACAAGAAAACATGAACAACAAGTATAGAAAATTATTATTAAAAGAATGTCCTAACTTGTATAAAAGTTATGAGACAATAGTTGAAGAGCAGTTTGAACTATTTGCAAAGAAGCAATTAGATTATGGCATTGGAAATATAAGCACTGGTGCAAACCTAGAAACTAAAGAAGGTAAAGATTTTGCTTTACATGGTTTATGGTTTAGAATGAATGACAAAATAAGTAGATGGAAAAATTTAATAATAAAGAATCGTAAAGGCAATAATGAAACTTTAACAGATACATATCAGGACTTAGGCAATTACTCTATTATATGCCAGTTAATTAATAAAGGTTTGTGGAAAGAATAAATGGATTACAAAAACAGATATTTATATATATTACATTTTACAGATTCGTTAGGATTTAATTATTGTAAGATAGGTATCTCAAAGGATGTAGAATCAAGACGGAAACAACTACAAACTAATATTGACTTTAATCTAAAAATTATATACGAAAAATACTTAGAGGATGTTAGGAATTTTGAGAATGATTTAAAGCAAAGGTTTAAAGAAAAGAACGTAAAGTATTATGTGTTTGGCAAACAAAATCCTGTAAAAAAGTTACTGCCTAATAATACAGAATGGTATCACCTAAGTAAAAGTGAGGTTCATGGTATAAAAGAAACCCTAAGTAAGTATTCGTTTGAAAAGAACATAGTTAAAGAGCGTAAGAAACTAGGTTTCAAAAGTTCTAATAATAAAACATATATCAGCAAAAAACAAATAAGAGGCAAATCTTATTATAAACTTTCATTTACACAATATAAGTGTATTCTTGAGGTTTTAGAATCTGGTAAAACTAGAGCTAAAGAGCGTGACTTTCTAAAGAATATATGTAAAAGGTTTAATAGTAATAATGTATTAACTGAAAAACAATACAAATACACAAAGTTATTAGCTTATAAATATAATTAATGGAAGAGAAAGAAAAAAAGAAAGACGGAAGGTCAAACAACGGAGCTCTTAAAGGTATATCAAGAGGTCAAGGACGACCACCAAAAGCAAGAGAAAAAAAGCTAGGCAACTATGCTTTGGGAGCTATGAAAAAAGTGTTTGGTAGTGAAGAGAAAGCTTGGCTTGAATTAGCTAAACAATCTAAAGATAGCTTTCCACACATGAGATTACTTTGGGAATACAAGTATGGTAAACCAAAAGAATTAAAAGAACTTAATGTTAAAACGGAAGTTAACATTCCAATCATTAACTTTGCTGACAAAGAAAAAACTATTGATATAGAATCAGAAGATATAAAAGATGAATAAGTTAAATCTTAATCCTAAATACCAAGCTCTATTCAATTCTAAAAGTCGTTACTATGTAATAACTGGGGGTAGAGGAAGTGGTAAGTCATTTGCCACTAATACATTCTTGGTATTACTTACATACGAAAAAGGACACAGAATATTATTTACTCGTTATACAATGACTTCAGCAGGTATGTCTATTATTCCTGAGTTTATAGAGAAGCTAGAATTGATGGGTGTATTAGATCAGTTCACTGTAAACAAGACAGAGATCATAAACAATTTAACAGGCAGTTCAATATACTTCAGTGGGATTAGAACTTCAAGTGGAGATCAAACTGCAAAGCTTAAATCCATACAGGGTGTTAGTTCGTTTGTTTTAGATGAAGCAGAAGAGTTAACAGATGAAGAGAGTTTTGATAAGATAGATTTTAGTATTAGATCAAAGCTTGTAAAGAACAGATGTATATTAATTCTAAACCCTACAACAAAAGAGAACTGGATATACCAAAGGTTCTTTCAAAACAGAGGAGTTCCTGATGG